CAACATTCTGCCGGTGAAGATGGCCGGCAAAGAGGCGCGGCTTATGATGCTGGCCATCCAGTTACAGGAAGACCCGCAGCAGTTGCGCAAGCAGATGGGCGACGGGCCAGCCAGGGGAATATTCCAATTTGAAAAGGGCGGCGGCGTAAAAGGAGTGCTTAACCACCCGACCACAAAGCGTGATGCTGACCGAGTGTGCGAGCTGCGCCAAGTCTTCGCGCATACTGTCGACGCTTGGAGCACGCTGGAACATGACGATGTTTTAGCCGCAGCGTTTGCCCGCATGCTGCTATGGACTGACCCGGCCAAGCTACCAGCCATCGGCGAAGCGCGAAACGCTTTCGACTTGTATATCCGAACATGGCGCCCCGGCGCTTACACTCGCGGCAATGACCTGAAGAAAGCTGCGCTCTATACCAAATGGCAGCTTAACTATGCCAAGGCGATGGATCAGATAGGTGCCTGATTTACGCACGGTCTGGTATGTAATAGTGCCAGGCTGCAAACTAATCACAATGGCCGGCGAACGCTGTACGCGCACGGACGCACTGCGCGATGCTCGCGTAATCTGGCCAGACGCGGAGATTCAAGATGACTTTTCGATGCCTGATACTCGGCTGCAAGTGGCAAACAACACTTCGCCTTCTAAACCTGAATGAACACCTAATAACCAAACAGTGCGCCCGCTGCGGAACAACAAGGACAACGACAGAATGAGTAACAAGCAAAAGCTGCAAGAACTGAAAGAGCACATTGGTGGCCTTCCGCCAGAGGATCAACTTGCAATCAATATGTGGTGCAGCGAGTTCCGCGACATGCTCGAAGAAGGCGGCCAGTGCGCGTTTACCGCCTTCGCGCTGATCAGCAGCGAACTGACGGCCGCTGCCCAGGAGGTAGACGGTGGAGAAGGTTAAGGCGGCAGCATTCAACTGCGCACTGTTGGCGCTGATGGTTGTGTCGATGCTTGGCGCTCGGTTTTGAGCGGCGCCATCACGTTCACAGTGCCAGGAGAGCCGCAGGGAAAAGGCCGGGCACGCATCGGAAAGGCCGGTAAACATGCGCGCATGTTTACCCCGGCAAAGACCGTGACCTATGAGTCGCTGATTGCGCTGGCAGCTCAGCAGGCCATGGCAGGCGCACCGTTAATCACAGGCCCGGTATCGCTGACGGTTCAGATGTTCCACCCGATCCGTGCAAGCTGGAGCAAAAAGAAACAGGCCGATGCCTTGGCCAACAGAGTGCGGCCAACCATCAAATGCGATGCTGACAACTGCATGAAGGCCGTATGCGACGCACTCAATGGCGTAGCCTGGAAGGATGACGTGCAAGTCGTAGACGCGACAATTTCAAAGCGGTTCAGCGCCACGCCATGCGTCATTGTCTCGATCATCCCGCAGGATGCTGCAGGCATTTGACACCCCATATAGCGATCGCTATAGTTCTCGCACCTAGGCCCGTTCCCCCGTTTCGGAATCAGGTACAACAAGGCCCGGCTATGCTGGGCCTTGTCGTATCTACGGACCTTAAACAAACAAGGAGAAGAACCGATGGCCGACCCCAATACCGCCGGCATATATGCCTTGTTTGCCATGCTCGGCGCGCTAGGCGCTGGACTGGAACAGGGGCCAGCAATGGGCGCCGTGTTCGGATCATTCTTTTTCTTGGCCACCCCAAGCCCTAAACACACATCACCACAGAAGTTTTTTCTACTGATGTTCAGTGTCGGCTTGGGTTATTCAGTCGGTTACGGAATCAAGCGGCTCGGTGGTTTCGAGGCTTTTGCGATGTTTTGCGCACTGGTCGCGGCGGCCCTTGGCTCTGGCATGTTTTCTAGCTGGCACAATTACCAGAATGGCGGCCCGGTGCCGGCTTGGCTGATGCTAATACTCGACCGCCTACCTTTCCTCAAGAAGCGGGACAATGATAATGGCTGACCAATTCACGGTTTTCACCCTGCTTGCACAAGTATTGATGCACATAGTCATTTCAATACGAATCGCAACGTGGGGCGGCGAGGGTTACAGGTTTCGCCCGTGGGTATCACGCATCGCGTTCTTGATGGCTGGCAGTTCGGCAGCTTCGGCGGTTTACATTTTGACCGTGATCCCAGCGCTAACAATCGAACGCATCAATCCGTGGAATGCCATTTTTATCTTTGTCGTGATGCTTGGGGTAATCAAGTGCCGGGGAAACCTCGGCCACTTTCTCCGAAGGTGACGCAATTGGAAACATCCAGAACGCATTTTTTTGCACATGCGCTACAGGGCATAACATGGATCGTGGATCACGAATGGGAAATGGACGACACAGCGCCAATGTATTTTGGTTTTGTCTGCCCGGCCTCGGATGTTGTAGCGCTTTCCCGCGAATACTTATCTGATGGCAATAACATGATTGTCGACTTATATCAGGCGACATTTACAGGCGGCACCGTCTTGGCACAGATAAACCGCAACCTAAGAAAGCGACTAGACACGCCGCCAGTTGCATTTCGGCACAGCGTAACGCCTGGAGCACTGACGGACAGGATCACAGGCTTCAGCATTACGACAGGCGGGTCTGTATCCGTAGGCAAGCAAGGGGATATATCCCCGTTCGTGCATGTCGCGCTTACGTCATACGTTCTTAAAATAAGCACCGTGCAGAACGCCAGCAATAGCTATAAATTCACGCTTGACTACCGGCTAACTCAGCCAGATGAAGACAAATGACAAAGGCAAACGGGGCCGCTATGACAGCAGAAAAGGCTAAAAAACCAAGAGCGGCGCGAGAAACCAAGACGGTAAATGAGGCCGGCGAACCGCTCGGGAAGCGCCGTCTTTTCTGCGAGTTTTACATCACCGACTGCAACATGAATGCCTCCAAGGCAATCATCAAGGCCGGCTATTCTACGAACGTTGCAGCCAAACACGCATCCGAATTTATGGCTGATCCAGTGTGTAAAGCATACATCGCCAAGCTGATGGCTGCACGCTCTGAGCGCATCCAGATCGATGCCGACTATGTGTTGCGCGAACTGACTGCAATTCAGCAGCTCGATCTAATCGACATCTTCAACGACGACATGAGCCTTAAGCCGCTAAATAAGTGGCCACCGACGTGGCGCAAGTGCCTGTCTGGCCTTGAGGTGGTCGACCTGTTTGAAGGTTCTGGCGACACCAAGGCCGTAATGGGTTCACTGAAGAAGATCAAGTGGCCCGACAAACTCAAGACCCTTGAGCTGATGGGGCGTCATGTTGGTGTTGGCGCATTCCGTGATCAGATTGTTATCGAAGACGCGAGCAGCTTGGCCGAGAAGTTGGCAGCGGCCCGCAAGCGCGTAACCAAAAGCAAAGAATGAAAGTCCATACCGTCACCCTTGCCGATCTTGAACTTGAGATTGTCGAGGATATGGCCGGCTTTACGCATGACCCCGAAGGCTTTGCCGATTACGCTTACCCGTGGGCAGAGCCAGGCACCGAACTGGCGGACGTTACCGGCCCTCGGACATGGCAGCGCGAAACCTTCCAAGTCATTGGCAAGCACCTGCAAGATCCAGGCACCAGGCACCAGCCATTGCGCATTGCAGTTGCTAGCGGCCACGGTATTGGCAAGAGCGCCTGCATTAGCATGATCATCGACTGGGCAATGAGCACCTGCGAAGACTGCAAAATTGTCGTAACAGCCACCACCGACACCCAGCTAAGAACAAAGACATGGCCAGAGGTCGGCAAGTGGCGCCGTATGTCGATGACCAAGGACTGGTTCACCACCAGCGCCACCGCCGTGGCCAGCAACGACCCCGACCACAGCCGTGATTGGCGCGCTAACGCCGTGCCGTGGAGCGAGCACAACACCGAAGCCTTTGCCGGCCTGCACAACAAGGGCAAGCGCCTTGTGCTTATCTTTGACGAGGCCAGCGGTATTGCCTCGAAAGTGTGGGAGGTTGCCGAGGGTGCGCTAACCGACGAAGGCACAGAAATCATATGGATTGCGTTCGGCAACCCAACGCTAAACACCGGCCGCTTTGCTGAATGCTTTACCCGTTTTCGCCACCGCTGGGTTACAAAACAGATCGACGCCCGCACCGTTGAAGGAACCAATCGCCAAGAGCAAGAAAAGTGGGCGGAAGACTGGGGCGAAGATTCCGATTTTTTCCGTGTCCGCGTTCGCGGCGAGTTCCCGAGGGCATCCGACTTGCAGCTAATCCCTTCTGATTGGGTTCACACGGCGCGCAATCGTGCGCCATTTAGCACCATGCACGACGGCCTAGTTATGTCGATTGACGTTGCGCGAGGCGGCGCAGATAACAACGTTATTCGATTCAGGCGCGGCATGGACGCTAGAAGCATTCCAAAAATGCGCATACCTGGCAGCGAGACACGCGACACAACCAAGTTTGTCACGAAGGTTTGTACGTTGATTGACCAGCACAGCCCCGACGCAGTGTTTGTAGACAGTACCGGGCTTGGCGGCCCGCTTACTGACCATCTGCGCCGACTGCGCCCAGGCGTGATGATTCTCGACGTTAATTTTGGCAGCGCCAGCCCAGACCCTAAATTCGTGAACATGCGCACCTACATCTGGTGGCAGATGCGCGAGGCGTTGCGCGAAGGGTTAGCCGTTGAAGATTGCCCTGACCTGGCTCGCGAGCTTTGCGCGCCGGAGTACACCACCAACGCCAAGGAACAAGTCGCGCTTGAGAAGAAAGATGATATTAAGAAGCGTTTAGGTTTTTCCCCAGACGACGCCGACGCGCTAGCAATCAGCTTCGCTATGCCGATCATGCGCCGCAGCAAGGAGAAGGGCGAAAACAAGCAAGGTGTTGTAAGCGAGTGGGACCCATACGCATGATCAATTCCAGGCACTACAGGCGTGGCGAGGCCGCACTTATACCTGTGACCGAGGCCGACCCCTTCACTGGCTGGGCGGATCACGTCGAGCGCAACGCCAAGCGACTGATCAGTATCGACCGCGACGGCAGCCTAGTGGCTGTTATGGGCTACATCGAAGTTTGGGACGGAGTGGCCGACGCCTTCGCGCTGATCGACCGTGAGAGGGCGGCAGGCGCAGGCAAAGAGCTTGCAGCAGAGGTAAAGCGCCGAATCAATGACCTTATGCGTATCGACAACCTGCACCGCGTACAGGCAACAAGCGAGCCGCAGGATGCCAAAAGTCGGGTATTCTTGCGAGCAACAGGCTATAAATTCGAGTCAGTGATGCAGCGCGCCGCACCGGACGGCTCCGATCTGGCCATGTACACCATCATTAGGAGCGCATAGCTATGAGCAAAAAGATTAAGAAGGTCGCCAATATCGCAACATTTGGCCTAAGCGGAGCAGTTGAAAAACTTGCAGTCGATCCGATCAAGGCGGCGCTCGGTGGGCTTGGGCTTGGCGCTGCAAAATCCCAAGAGGAAACTGGTAGCGCCGTCACTGTCACTGACGCGGCCCCGGACGCAGCCCCTACCGCGCAAGACCCGCAGTCAATTGCGGCCCGAGAAGATCAGAAGCGCAAGCAAGCCGCTTATGCCGGCCTGTCTGCAAACGTAATGACAAAGCCTGGCGGCCTTACTGGCGGCGCAAATACGCAACTTAAAAGCCTGCTAGGGAGCTGATAATGGAACAGTTCACCGAACGCGAGCGCCTACAGAAAAAGGCGCAGCAGATGATTCAGGAACGCGATAAAACCTGGCTTCCAAAGTACAAGGATATTCGGGACAACATTAGCCCGAACGATGGCCAGTTTGAAGGCGATATGAAGAATGACGGCCAGCGCCGCGACTATCGCATAAACAACCCCAAGCCAATCATATCGTCTGGCCGGCTGGCTGCCGGAATGTCGAGCGGACTGACCAGCAAGTCACGGCCTTGGTTTGAGCTGCAAGCACCGGATGGCGTACCGAATAACTCCAATGTTTCGCGCTGGCTGTACTCGGTTCAAGAGGCAATACGCGGAACGCTCGGGAAGTCAAACCTCTACAACGTGCTGCCACAGGTTTACCACTCGCAAGGCGTTTACGGCACCGCTGCAATGTCGGCGCTCCCCGACGAGCAGGACGTTGTGCGCTTCACTCACTACCCGTGCGGCACCTATGCGCTGGCCACAAACGACAAGGGCCAAGTCGATACATTTCTGCGCCAATACTCGATGACCCCGCGCCAAATGGCCCAGCGCTTCGGCATTGAAAACCTTTGTCCTGAAACAAAGTCTGCAGCAGAGCGCGGCGAGAACCAGTGGGTCTGCATCAATCACCTAATCGAGCCAAACGCGGACGCCGACATAAGCAAATCCGATAATCTATCAATGCCATACCGGTCAACCTACTGGGAATCCGGCAAGAACGATGCTCGCTCAGTGCTGCGCCGCGGCGGATTTAAGACTTTCCCAATTATGGCCCCGCGCTGGCTGGTCAATGGTGACAACATTTACGGCACCGGCCCCGGCGACATTGCACTAGGCAAATGCCGCGAGCTGCAACTACTTGAGCGCGACAAGATGCGCCTCGTGCAGCACCTCAGCAACCCAAACCGCACTGCACCTATCAGCCTGAAAGGCATGGGCGCAGCCAGCGTAGTGCCTGGCGGTATCACGTGGGTGCCTGATAACCTTACCGGTGTTTCGATGCAGCCAACATACACCCCGCCACCGGCAGCAATCACGAACGTGCGCCAAGAGATACTTGAGTGCGAGCAGGACATAGGAGAAATCTTCTTTGAAGATCTCTTTATGATGCTTACCCAGTCAACCGGCCAGATGACGGCCTACGAAGTAGCGCGCCGCCAAGAAGAAAAAATGGCCATGCTTGGCCCGGTAGTCGAGCGCAACGATGACGAGCTGCTAGACCCGCTAATCGACCAAGTATTTTCGATTATGTACGAACAGTCATTGCCCCGCTGGGTGGGCCTATTGCCGGGTGAGCCGCTGATACCGCCACCGCCGGAGGAATTGCAAGGTGTAGCACTGCGCGTCGAGTACATTAGCATTCTTGCTCAGGCTCAGAAGGCATCAAGCACCAGCAGCATCGAGCGCGCCGCACAGTTCACCGGCATGCTTATGCAGACGGGATTTCCCGAGGCCGGCGACAAGTTCAACGCAGACACCGCGCAAGATGCTTATTACAGCAACGTTGGCGCACCACCAACAATCCTTAGAAGCGCCGAAGAAGTCGCGGCCATCCGTGACGCCCGCAATCAGCAAGTCCAGCAGCAGCAGGCAATGGAACAGGGTACGGCGCTGGCCGAAGGAGCCAAAACCTTGGCTGAAACGCCAACTGGCGGCGATACTGCCCTAAGTGCAATTGCGAGCGAACTGCAATGACGGATGACGACGAGCTACAGACAGCGCAGGACAAGGCAGAAGCCAAGGCGGCTGTGCAGCTTATACACGACACTCGCGCCGTCATGGGTACGCCAGAGGGACGCGGCTTTGTGTGGCGCTTACTTGGCAAGGCTGGAATTTATCACTCCAGTTTTAGCTCGGACGCGCTAGCGATGGCGTACAACGAAGGCCGGAGAAATTTCGGGCTTGAGTTAATGAATCGACTGACGACGTATTGCCCAGAGCAATATGCCAAAATGAAACCCGAACAAACCGAAAATAACGAGGGATAAGCAATGTACGCATTAAACAAGTTATTCGGCTATCACCCCATGGACGAGGCTGGCGGAGCAGATATTGGCAGTGCGCCGGCGTCGACACCAGCACCGGCAGCCACAACCGCGGCGCCGACCAGCTTGCTCGGTAGTGAGCCGGCAGCACCAGCAGCCGCAGACCCAGCGCCAGCGCCAGCAGACCCAGCCGCAGCCGTTGATCCAGCCGCGCCAGCCGAAG